TGATGGGCGACAGGCCGCAAGGTGTGGCAGGGGACTGTAACTCCCTCGCGGAGACGCACGCAGCGGAAGTTGTTGTAAACATTAGTATATCTCGGACACTAGCCTTCACAACGTGAATGGGAGTTCCAAAGATGACTGATGCACACGCACGTAAATCAACCGCGACGATAGCTGACTTCGTCGCCACACACCATAAAATTATATGGGGCAGCGGACCTCACAGAGAAAGATCCCTTGCGAAAATGCGGAGGTTTTGCGCGTTTTTAAGCTACGGCAAACAAAGACTTGACTCTTTCAAAAGCACACATTTCTATGAGTTTATGGCTCATATTGAAACTGAGCAGACGCCGCGAAAGCCCAACGGGTGCAGCCCTGCAACGACGAATCGGTACGTTGCCTGTCTAAGCTCGGTCTTTAAACACGCGGAAGAAATGGGTCTCATACAGCAGGCCCCTCGGGTCAAGTTCCGCAAGATTGGTAAGCATGAGCAACACAAGCGCCGTTTCCTGAGTGATAGCGAGTTGGATGCTTTGCTTAAGTTTCTTGGTGGCCTACCGTCTGATTACCAATGGGTCAGAGAGTTCGTAGTCATTGGGATCAATACAGGCATGAGGCTCGGAGAGATCCGCAGCTTGGACGCCAAAAACATCGAACACGATGAAAACGGCGCGTGGCTGGTTCTAGAGCGAACCAAGAACGGCGATGACCGGCGCGTCCCTGCCAACAAGGCGGTGCTTAAGGCTCTTGAGAACCTTAGCAATGAGCCGTCGTGTCACTTCGAAGATCACCGGTTCTACAATACTATGAGACGCGCACGACAGGCCGTGGCACCAAACGACAAAAGCTTTGTTTTTCACAGTTTGCGGCACACTGCGGCGTCCACGATGGCAAATGATCTACAGATCAACACGATATTAATCGCACGTTTACTGGGCCACAAGTCGCTCAAAACCACCGAGGGTTACGTACATATCAAGGGAGACGCGGCGGCTGATGTCGGCGCTAAAATGGGAAGAAGGTTTAACAACAGTAAAACAACACAGACTGGGAGATAAGAACATGGAAAACGAGAAAGCAACCAGAAGCGGCATGGTGTATAGTCAGCATGTGCCTGCTTGGGACGACGCTAACATTGTGGCACCGGCTCTTCAGAAGCCGCCAGCTTTGTCAACAGTAGTAGAATCGAGTGGCTGGGTTGACCCACCGCAGGCTCCACCACCAGCCTCGCTCTTCGATATCCAAGTTGAACGGGAGCAGCAGATGGCCGATAGAGGTCACGACCGGTATATACAGAGGCAGTCATCACAGGCAGGAGCAAGGTACGACGAAGACGGCAACCTGACAGGTGTCGCAGCGTACTCTAAAGCAAACGAACCCCACAAGCTCATCGAAGGCGCTGTCGGCCACGTAGCTCAGGCAATCCAAGACAGCTTGCGTCAGGCTGTTGCAGGCACAGGCGCACCTCCGTTGTGGGTCAAGATAGCCAAAGACATCAACGCACCACTAAAGTTCAAATCTTGTGAGACGTTGGCTTTCATTGGTTTGTCTACAATGATGGATGCGGTCGGCTCACAAGGATCACTCACGTCAGGCATAGACAGCATTGGCTTTCGCATCAGCAAAGCTATCGAGCACCAAGCCTGGTGGTCAGGTTTCCTCGCATACGACAAGGTAATGGCGAGGCGCGTCAAGGCGCAGGTCACTAAAGCTCACAGCGCACTGAGATATCGCCAGAAGGCCATCAGGCACATTGCTACCAAGGAGGGCTACAGACCTTCGGCTACGCTGGCCTCGCATTCCAAGTTGCGAAAGAAAGACCGCGCTGTCATTGGGACCTTTGTGATCAACAGCGTCTTGAGCAGCACTGACATCTTCCAATGTACCACTGAATACGTGTCGGCAACGAAGTCCAAGCGGTTCATCGATCTGACCGACGAGGCTCGGCAGTTACTGGAAGACAATGACATGGATGCGCGTTGGATGGCCCCCGTCTATCAGCCTATGGTCGTGCCCCCGATCCCTTGGACGACGTTCACAGACGGTGGCTACCTGACGGACCTAAGCGCCGGTGGTGACATTAGTCTAGTCCGTGGCGCTACGGGCGCTCAAAGACGAGCCGTTGAGGCCGACATGGCCGTTGGTGAGCCTTCATATGTTAGAGCCGTGAATGCACTGCAGGCCACGCCTCTGGCGATCAACGACACTGTGGTCGATGCGGTTGAGTGGTGCTGGGACGAGGCCAAGATGTTTAAGAAGTTCCCAGCAGCAGAGGCTCCCCAGAGGCCTGTGCTCCCCGACGACTACGAAGGCCTGAGCGACAAGGTCAAGTCACAGCACAGGGCGGGTTTACGCAAGTGGCACTTGAAGCGCAGGGAGGTCGTGGCAAACCGTCATTGTATGCAAAGCGATCTTAAGACTGCGCGAGATATGCAAGGTTACGACCAGTTCTACACGCCTTGGAACATGGATTTCAGAGGGCGCATGTATATGCTCTCGACATTTAATTACCACAGGGCTGACCACATTAAAGCAATGTTTCAGTTTGCTCGGGGCAAGGCCGTCACAGATCCGAAGTGGATCAAGGTCCACCTCGCAAACTGCGGTGACTTCGACAAGATCAGCAAGCGAAGCTTCGAGGACCGCGTAGCTTGGGTGGACATGAACCACGACCAATTGATTGCTTGCGCCGAGGATTTCAAGGCATCTTTCGGTGACTGGTCTCGCGCCGATAAGCCGTTCCAGTTTCTTGCGGCAGTCGTGGCTTACAAAGAATACTGCGATCACGGCGCAGGGTACGTGTGTCACTTGCCTCCGAGCTTGGACGGCACCAACAGCGGCACCCAGCACTATGCTGCCGCAACCTTAAATAAGCACGATGGCTACCTCGTTAACCTAGTCCCTGACGACGCCTGTCAGGATGTTTATGCGGTCGTAGCCAAGGCCGTCGAAGAGCGCGTGAAGCAGGATCTGACGAGCGACAAGACGCTGCCCTACGCAATTAAGACCGACAGATATGGCAACGTGGTCGAGCGTGGCTACACTCCGACACTTGGGGATCTCGCAAGGCTGTGGCTGGACTTTGGCATAACTAGGACGGTCTGCAAACGTAGTACCATGACCTTTGGCTATAGCAGCAACCAGAACGGAATGTACGACCAGCTAATGGAAGATTTCATGGTCCCGCTTGAGCGCAAAGCTGCGTACAGGGAGATTAAGAAGCACCCTTTCGGGGACGACCATGTCCAGCGAGACGCTGCTCGGTACCTTGCGAACATCCAGTACGAAACCATCCGCGAGACACTTAAGTCGGTGTCGGGCGCTATGGATTACCTGCGCTGCCTTTCCGAGGCCTTGAGCAAAGAAAACAAGGTTATGCGCTCGACGTCAGCCTCTGGCTTTCCCGTGTTCCAGAGGTATCAGAAGACCAAGCGAATGAGGGTGCGCGTGTTTCTTTGGGATCGAGAGGCTAAGATCTACAAGCGGTCCCAGATCACGATGGTTGAGGACAGGCACGACGAGATTGACAGTAGAAAGGCATCGAATGCTGTGTCGCCTAACCTGATTCATGCAGCGGATTCAGGGCACATGGCGCTTACGATCTGCGCGATGCTGGATTCAGGCAAGGGCATCACAGACTTCTTTATGATCCACGACTCATTCGCGACCCAAGCTGCTGACACAGACACAATGTATCACTTAGTGCGTCAGGTCTTCGTCGATATCTATGGTGGCACTTGCTTCTTTGAGACCCTTGAGACCGAGGTTCGAGAGCAGCTTGCAGACGCTGATGCCAAGCTTAAGACACCTATGCCTACCAAAGGCGACTTAGACATTAACGGAGTCCTCGAAAGCCGCTACTGCTTTAGTTGAACACTCGACAACCTTGAATTGTGGTGACCGCTACAGACAACTAAGTCTGCGAAAGGAACCCCGATCATGGGAAACACTAAAGTAAACTTCAGATCAGCCGAAGGTATCGCAAGATATCCTCGGTTGACCAAGCCTGACGATTTGGACGACAAGTTCAAAACACAGCTAATGATGTCTCCAGAAGCTGCGAAGCCTCTAATGTCAATGTGCTTAGAAGCTGGCGAGGAAGCCTTCGGTCCGAATGGCGTCGATAAACTCAAGATGCCATGGAAAGTTGACGAAGATACTGGCGACGTCGTCTTCGTGGTAAAGACTAAGTACGAGCCGAAGTTTGTGGACGCAGCAACGACGCCAATCCACTTTGCTAATGCGCCTAAGATTTACTCAGGGTCAAAGCTCAAGGTCGTCGGCACTATTGGCGACTATGAGTTGTCGAAGGTCAATCGAGGCATCAATCTCAACCTCAACAAGGTACAAATCTTGTCGCTGTCAGATGGTGACTTTGATGACGATGGCGAAGGCTTCGATGCTGTCGAAGGTGGCTACGTCGCTCCGAAGACTAGTAAGAACGATGATCTAGGCGGCGATGCTTTGCCAGATGATGACTTCGACTACTAGGCGTCGCTCAGGCAAGCGAGATAAGCCTAGTCGCCAGCGCGTCGGCATTAAGCATGGTTATCGAAGTGGTCTAGAAGCGAAAGTCGCTGATCAGATAACCCAAGCTGGATTGCCGGTTTTGTTCGAGACTGACAAGGTCTCTTACGTCGTCCCGCAAAGGAGTGCCAAGTACACTCCAGACTTCAAGCTGCTGAAGAAAGACGGCGGCTTTATCTACATCGAGACTAAAGGCATTTGGACTGTCCAAGATCGGACACAGAAACATCTTTTGATCAAGGATCAATGGCCTGAGCTCGATATACGCTTTGTTTTCTCAAATCAGAGGGCAAGGCTATACAAGGGTTCACCGACTACATACGCCGCGTACTGCGAAAAGCACGGGTGGAAGTATGCACATCGATGGATTCCTGACGACTGGCTGGCCGAGTGTCAAATGCCAGAATAAGCGAGAGCAAGGGGCTGCTAGGAAACTGGTGGCCCCTTTTACTTTGTGTGGTTGGGAGACCTAGCTATGACTATTCAGCATCAGCAGCAACAACAGCGGGAAAGCACCAGCGAGTTTGTCGCCCACGTCCCCTGCGATACCTGTGGATCTCGCGACAACGCTGCCCTATTTGACGACGGCCACACGTACTGCTTTGGCTGTGCAGAGCATGTGCAGGGAGACGCTGAGAGGGTGGCTGTGGTGCCGTCTAAGGCCAAGGCTAGCCACCAACCCCTGCTCGAGGGTGACTACAGGCCGCTGAGAAAGCGGATGTTGACCGAGGAAACGTGTCGCAAGTTTGGCTACCAAGTCGGCAAAAACAGCCAAGGTCAGCCTGTGCAAATCGCCACGTACCGCGATAGCGCCGGCCGCCCAGTCGCTCAGAAGCTGCGTACCAAAGACAAGAACTTTAGCATCGTTGGTGATGCCTCTGCGATGACTTTGTTTGGCAGTCATCTATGGAGCAAAGGCAAGAAGATCGTAGTCTGCGAAGGCGAAATCGACGCAATGTCAGTGTCTCAGATTCAAGGCCATCGCTGGGCGACTGTGTCAGTCAGTGGCGGGGCTCAGAGTGCCAAGAAGTGCTTACTCAAGTCGCTAGACTATCTTAGCAACTTCGAAGAGATTGTGCTGATGTTTGACGCTGATGAGGCTGGGCAATCAGCAGCGGTCGCCTGTGCCGAGGCACTACCATTGGGCAAGGTCAAGATTGCCACGATGCCCGAGGGATTCAAAGACCCAAACGAGTGCTTGCTTGGTGACGAGAGTGCTGCTTTGATCGACGCCATCTTTGCTGCCTCAGACTACAGGCCCGATGGGATCGTGAGTGCTGCGGATCTGCGTGACATTGTAGGCGAGGCTGATGCTAAGGCTGACATAGAATACCCTTACACCAAGCTCAACGAGGTGCTCATGGGCATCCGCACGTCGTCTTTGATTACGATAGCTGCGGGGAGCGGTGTAGGTAAGTCAACGCTGGTTCGTGAGTTCGCCTATGCGATCCACCAGAGCGGCAAAGCTGGCCCTGTTGGCATGATGATGCTCGAAGAGACGACGAAGCGCAGCCTGCAAGGCCTCGTCGGACTACACATGAACAAGAACATCACCGTGGACCCAGACGCTGCGACCCGCGAAGAAATCGAGGCCAGCTTCGACAGCCTTGTAGCAAAGCAGCAAGTGTACTTCTTTGATCATTTCGGTGGGTCTGATCTGCAGGTGTTAAGCAACCGCATCAGGTATATGAAC